CTGAGCCGGACAATGTGGATCGAGAAATCCCATGCCGCTGATACCACCACGCACCCACGACTTTACATGGCACATTTCTGGCTTCTTTTGTGGTGCGGGCTTGGTGAATCGCTCCCACATGGGGCGTGGATCATAATGTGTCAGCCCCGAGTCGCCCATCATCATCCAGTGCATCACCACCACGTCGGCAGTGTCGCTATACTGGTTGAGTAATTCCGGCAGGGTCTTGTGCTTTTTCAGCATCACAAGCTCGTCGATATCGAGAAATCCCATCCAGGCATATTCGCGCCCGTGCTTCTGATAGCATTCGTTGTAGGCTGGGCATTGACGGTCGGCTGCTTCGTGGTGGTTCCACGGCACAATGTCAATGATGGCTCGCTCTATGTAGTCCTGGAGCACTTCAGCTGGTCGCTCGTCGCCTGGTTTCGAGTTGTCGTAGATAAAGAACTTTTTCACACCAAGGTTGAGATACCACTGCACCCACTCACGCAGGTAGCGGTTTTCCAGGCGCACGATGGCGCAGATGGCTACGTCGTTGATGCCCTTCTCGTATGGGGTATCGTCCCACAGGTCGCGGTTCTGTTCCAGCCACTCGCTGGCTGTGGTGCCAGCATTCTTCCATGAACCGCTGCCCAGGTGGTAGATGTGTTTCTCATCGATATCAACCTCACGCCACGGCAGGGCCTTGCCCTTGATGTCCTCCAGCACGCTGGCGCCTGTGTCGTACCAGTTATTTTTGTCGTCGCGGTTGGGCAGCAGTCCCCACGAGCGGGTGGGGTCGAAGTAGTGGATGCCTGCCTCGCGCAGCATGGGTGCATTCAGCCAGCACAGCATAGGTTCCAGGCGTGGCACGTTCAGCGGATTGTTGGTATGAGTTTTACCGATGGCTGCCTGGGTGGCGTCAAAAAATTCCTCAATACTCTCACGTACCAGAATATCGCTATCGCACAGCACGAATGGCTCTTTGGTGTTCTGCAACAGCCACTCCACACTCATCATGTGTTTCACGCTGCCAAAGTTGCAACCCACGGCACAACCGATGCCCACATTCTTCTTGGGGTATTTCTTCAACTCCTCGGCGAAGTTGATAACCTGACCTTTGGTGTTATCTACTACATCCACACCATCCATCGCTCCGAATAGAGTCTTGTCGCTATTGTCGAACACGATAAACTCGTAACCGTCGCCACCATGCTTACTGATGGAGCGGATGGCTGCACGGGTGAGCTCCGTCGTGTTGTAGTTCACAATGCAAACGGTCTTTTTCATTCCTCATCGGGTTTTGGTTCAGTTGTGGGTCGGCCACCTTGTGGGTTCGGGTTCTTTTCAATCAGGGCCTTCAGGGTCAGCAGATTGGCGCTGGCCATTGGCTCGTCGCCATTCTCTACGGCTGGCATGTCGTACTGTTTACGCAGCTCGTTTACGGTGGCGGTACCAGCCTCCAGGCGCAGCTTGTCGATATCGGCCTGACCCTTCGGATCGAGACGGCGCAGGGCCTGCTCGCAGATATGTATGCGGCGCTTACCAAAGTCGTCGGCATTCAGCAACTTGCTGTTATATTCGTCCTCATGTTCACGGATGCGGGGCTGTATGGCACGCAGCAGGAACTCCTGAGTGGCATGCTCAGGCATCTTGTAGCTGCCGCCATCGCCAATCATGGCCATAATCTTGGGCACACCCATCAGTCGGCAGATGGCCTCGTCGCTATAGCCGCGCTGTTCCAACAGCTGTAACTGCTGAGCCGTCTGGCTAATTACCTGCACTTTGTCCAAGTTCTGCAGTGCCACCACGTCGTTCGACAGTAGGCGCTGCTGTATCTCATCGGCATAGTTGTTAACCTCTTTTTTGTTGTAATTGCCGCCTGCGATGGTACTGGGGGATGACGACGGGTGATCCTCGCTCAGTATCAGTTTCATCTTTCCGCCCTTGGCCATATCCTGCAGGGCCTGCTCGTCGCCTGTGGCCGCAATACTTAGCGCCTTGAATGCGTAGGTCAGGGTAGGGATGCCGGTATAAAAATCGTCGCTCAAATACACGTTCTTAAAATGCAGCACATCGCTCGCTGGTACGTTCTGGCGAACTATCGGACCGCGATCTGAGCTATACTGCACGCTGGTGTAGATGTTGCGCATATAGTCGTAGGTTGCGTCGGTGCACAGCCACATATAGATTGGGTCAACGCCGAATCTGCGCTCGATATACACGTAGGCATTGCCAAAATAAATCTTGCGGAACTCTATCTGCTCCTGCATCTGACTGGCGGTCATAATAGGGTTAGGTCGGCGCTGCAGCAGGTAGTTCAAGTCACCATTCGCGCCGTAGGTGTTTTCGATAAAATTACCACCGTCGCGATTTTTCGACTGATACTGCACCACCATCTGCCCCATCGTTTGCATCAGCAGGCTCACGCAGCGATTCCACGTCGGAATCAGCAGCGATCCACGACCGAATGGGTGCACCACATTCGACTGCCAGTTACCGCCACCTTTCTGCGATTCCTCGGCCTTCGATGGTTGCGCCACCTCGCGTCGCTGAAATAATCTAAACCAATTATCCATATCTTTTTTCCGTTTATTGTTCGTCGATTAATGTGCTACGGGTTTACCTCTTCCTGATCGGGTGTCGGCTCGGGCTCGGGGATGATGTTCACCTGGGTGGTCATCTCCGTGGCGCGGATGATGATCTTGTTTTCGCGGTGATCCTCGTTCAGACTCTGTATCTGATAAATTTTGCCGTCGCACTCCACCAGACTCTCGCGGGTTATCTTCTTGGCTACCTCGCCGCTGAAGTTCATGCGGAATATTACCGAGTCGTAGGCATCAAGCGAACCCTCGCGCAATGCCTTGGTGCCTTTTGCAAACTCATACGATGACCACAGCGTGCCATCGTATCGGTAGCCCGTCTTTTCGCCGAATGCCTTCTCAGCGGGGGCCACCTTGTTCAAGATAGCCACCCGGTGCGAACGCATACCAATATTAAATCCTCTTACCATAGTTATGAAACTTCGTGAGGTGATAAAACGATGTGACCGTCGGCCGTGCGGATGTTGTGCCCGTCGGCCGTGATAATTTCGCGCAGATCGTACATCAACTGGCGTGCACCCGTCATCTGGATGTCGAAGATGGAGCGCTGGCGGTTCTGTGCCGTTACCTGTGCGTCGCTCAGTATCGCGTCGCCAGCTACCAACACCTCGCCCTGCTCGCGGTTCTTCTCGCCACTTGTCAGTGCCATCTCTATGCGCACTGTCGAGCCGATGTAGTCCATCAGCGATGGGCAGTCAACAGCGCCGGTGTCCAGCGGGTCGTTGGCCACCACTCCCTGAGCCCTCACGTCCCAGTTTAGCGCCACGGCCACGTTCTTCGTCCATCCTCCCTCGTCGTCCTTTGTCGACATGGGCTGGACGCTCAGGGCCACATGCAGCTGGCACTCCAGGGCGGCAGCTATCGGCTTGCCGTTCACAATGAGTCGCAGATTTTGTCCTTTCAGTGTTGCCATAGTCTGTCGGGTGTTTGGTGGTTACTTCTTGCTCTTCTTAGTGCTCTTGGTCTCGGGCTCAGGCTGAGGGTTCAGCGCCTGCTCGTAAGGTGCCCAGTCCATGCCGTCCTTCTCGGTCCAACCAGCTGAGAGGCACTGCTGCTTCCAAGCCACGCAAGCCTCGGTGAATGCCTTCACGTCCTCCTGTGTGGCAAACTCCTGGTAGATAGGTGTGCCGTCGGCCTGCTCGCCTATTTTCAGAGTCACGGGACATACAGCCTGTGCAAAGTTCATCTGATTTTCCTCGCTCAGCCATACGCTCTTGCCGTTCCAAACAAATCCGCCGATGATCAGCGCCTTCACGCGCTCGTTGATGTCGGCGATGATGGCTGCCTTTGCCTGCTCAAAGCTGGGTCGACCCTGCTTCTTATAGAACTCAATCTGATACCACTCGGCCATCTCACCCTCTGTTGGGTTCAGTCCGTACATGATGACCACGCGGCTCTGGTCTTCTGATACAGGCTGGAAGTCAGCCACGTTGCCGCAATACTTGTTGTTTGCCATGATTTTGCTTGTTAAATGAAACATTATCTAACAAGCGTGCGAAATATGGTTTAGGGTTTACTATCAAATGGAGAAACCCTGAATCATGCTGCCTTGATGATGTCGCCGTCTATCTCATCGAACAGATGGTGACGGATGTTGTAGGATGCTGAGTGCGACAGCACACCCAGATAGGAGTTGATGCTGGCTTCGGCATGTTCGATGTCGCGCAGGTCGATGGTCTTCACGTTCTTCTCTATACGTGCCAGCGTCTTGTTGCTGATATAGTCGCGATAGGGTTTGACGAATGCGCCCAGGAACTCCACACCCTGTCGGATGTCGCGCACATGTAGTTTTCCCATGTGGAGCTGTAGGCCTAATTCGTCGGCGAGGAACTCGCGCACCTTTGGCACTTGTGCCAGTAACCATTCACGGCAGGCATCCACCATTGCCGAGTCGTCAACATATCGCCCGTAGTGTTCACAAAGTATGTCGCGCTTTATAAATTGGTCGAATGGATTCAGATATACATTCGAGTATAGTTGCGAGGTGAGGTTGCCGATAGGTAGTCCGAGTCCTGGCTGCACGTAGCGCATACACTTGGCGTGGTCCATACCATCCCAATCGCTATCTTCACCCACGATGATGCAATTCTCCATCGGGTCGAGCATGATGATTTGTTCGGTCATCCACATGATGAGTCCCATGTCGCGAATGTCGGCCCAGGTGGTACTTTTGGTCAGTATCACGCCTTGTGGAATTGGTACATCGTCGGTCAGTCCCACCTTATGGGTAGCCATCTTCGTGAGTGATTCGGTGGCTATCACCAGCAGCTTCGCACGGTTGATGTGCATAAAGTACCCACGGATGTCGAGATTCATGGCAAAGCATGGCTGCGACCAATTAAGTGAGGCCTCGCGGATGTGCTGGCGCAGACGATCCACACCATAATGAGTACCGCGACCTTCGATGCAACTATATGAATCGGCGATGAAGGTACGCTCAAACATCTGGTGAGTGTAACGGAAATACAGGTGATGCACTATGCGGTCGCGGAACATGGCAGCAAACACTTCGCGCTTCTTGGGATAGTCGATGACGAAACATTTGGATGGTTGCGCATGGTATCGATGGTTCAATAGGTCGTCGCATAGTTCTTCGAGGTTTTCGCGCAGATCGCGCTCAAACTTCTGCACGTAGGCCATCTTGTGCTTGTGGCGTGCTGCATCGTAGAATGCAATATACAAATCAAACAGCAGCTGCTCGCGTGTCAGGCGATAGCCGCTGTTGTCAGTAAGGGTGGTGAGGGGACGGCTTGTGGAGTTCACGCTGCCGTGGTGATCTTAGTAATGATGGACTG